CCTTTTTTCCTCCTTGGCCACCATCACTTGATTGAGAGTGGGCTTCTTCTTGGTCGGTCTCTTCATGGCGGCGCTGCTCTTAATAACAGCAAGCTGAGCTTGTGTCTTCTTGGACAACTCGCCGCGCTGCTGAGCCCGAAATACTACTCCCATTACTTGATTGCGGCTAATCCTAAGAGCCGCAGCGATTTCGCCGGACGTCATTCCAGACTTCCACATCTTTATGACGGCAGACTTGTTGGTCATTTCGCCTTTACCATCCGAGCGGCCAAAGACGAATAACCGCATTGGTCGACATAATGGTCCGCGTAATCGCTCTTTCCGACCTTCGACCGGCTGATTTTTGCCAACACCATCATCTGGCAAACGTCGTGAGCGGTGACCGGGGAGCCGAGGTACGCACTCCACAGAGCCGCAGTGTGATTGAAGTTATCTTCTGGTGTACCGTGTGTCTTGGAACGGTTCTTAGTCACCATGCTCATTGCGGTGGCCAAGACCTTGTTATCAGCATTACTCATTTTGTCACCTTCTTGCGATACAGAGCCTTAGCACGCGGGCTCGTATGACCTTGGTCTCTGCGCCAACGCTCTGCGTACCTGCGCACCGTCTCTACTTTGTCTTTCGGCACCCATATGGATATTAGCTTGAAGCCTCGCTTCTTTTGGGCCTCTATGTACTTTTGCATTCGTTCAGTCACTTCTAGCCTCCATAATAGTCTTTACTAGATCGCGTTTATCTTGCAGTGCTCTGATGATCTTCTTCTCGATCGGACTGCCGACCATGTCGTAATAAGACACTTGCTCAGCCACCTGCCCGTGGCGGTGATTGCGGTCTTCGGCTTGTGTGCGATCGATGATGCTATAGGTATTCTCGACGAAAATCGTCGTATGGCAGGGCATCGTTTCGGTGCCGAGAAGCGTTAAGCCTTCTTTTGCGGTGGCCGTTTGTGCGATAAGGATCTTCACATTGTCATTGCTATTAAACGATTTGACGATTGCGGCTACGTCTTGGCGATCCATGCCGCCCCGAATAGTAACGCATTGATTGTGGAACATTTTGTCGAGCAAATCGACGGTGTGCTTGTAATGAGCGAATAGAATGACCTTGGTATCGATTTCGGCCACCATCTCGCGTACCGCTTCAAACTTCGGATTGTGATCGCCGCAAAGCTCCACCACCTGACCGGCATCGTCGATCATGAAGCCGGACGTGATTTGCTGCATCTTCATAAGCACGGTGATTACCATTTGCGCCGAGACTTCTTGGTCATCGACGAGCAAAAAGCGATCTTTGTAGATCTGCTTATAAAGCTTCTGCTGCTTGGCGTTCATCTCGTATCCGAGATTGTAGTACGCCTTAGGCGGCAGCGTTGCCATCCATTCTTTCTTCTTTGCGGTGAATGAGCAGATGTCCAAGATCTGCTTGAGTTCGTCTTCGCGTTGTGTGCCGACGATCTGCTTGCCCATCCACCCGCCCATTACGCCATAGCGGTTGCGGAAAGTGTAGGGGCTGCGATGCGAACCATGCTTGCCTATTGCGCGAAGCTGCGTCCACAAATCGACGACATTATTGGCGATCGGTGTGCCGGTCATAACACGCTTAATCGTCGCGTGGTCGAAGAGGAAAATCGCCGCTTTCGACACTTTCGCCTTGAAGTTCTTAATGCGATGGCTCTCGTCGCACACGATGTAAGTCTTCGTCGATTTCACCGCAGCATACAACTCGTCAAACGCCTTGCTGATGATCTTCTCGTAGTTAACGATCCACATGCCGCGTTTTGGTGCGGGTTCTGGATAAACAGCCACATCGAACTTGAAGCCCATCTTCGTAGCTTCGGATTCCCAGTTCGCGCGAAGGTTATTCGGGCAAATCACCAGCAACAGATCCACGACGCCTTCATCCGCAAGGGCCGTGAACTCCGCCATAACGGTTCCTGTCTTGCCAGTACCCGGCTCCATGAACCAAGCATAACCCTTGGATCCATCGGATTTCTCCAATGCTTTTGCTTGCACCGGCAGTGGCGAGAGAGGAAGCGTCCAGTTCATGGTGTGTCTTTCAGCAGTTTTGGTTTCTCGTGTTGCCCCAACACGAAGCTGTTGAAGTGCTTTTCCCAAAGATCTTTCAACAGTGGAATCGATGCCGGTAGCATGAACCACCTTTTAAGCATACGAGACTTTGTTTCGTCAAGTATTGACGCGATCCATACGTTACCGGATATCAATTCTTCGCTGATGTACGCCAGCTCTTCTACAGAATCCGCTGCGGATACGATCGCTTTGATTTCAGCATTGGACGCCGATTTGATGTTGGTTACGTCCTGCCCGAATTTGTCGGCAAGGACTGGATTGATTTGGTAATCAGACGCGTTTTTATTCCACGCTTTGCGTTTTGCCGGTCCGGGTATGTCGCCGGTCACGGTTTCGTCGATGTCGTGGTAGAGAGCATGGCGCATAAGGTCGGCGTAGTCACCTTGCCACCCGATTAAGCGGGCGATCTGATCTGCATACACCGCAACGAAGTACGAATGCTCGGCCAAGTATTGGTGACGGTTGCGACGAGCGATCGCCCAACGCGGCACATACGCCATGTCTCTCCAATCAGGTGAAAACGGACGTTCCGGGATTAGTTGTTTCTTCTTCGCTGCTGTGCGCTTTTTCTTTGCTGCCGCGACGAACGAGGTTTTTGCGGTTGTCTTTGCCATTTTTCAGAATGTCCCATATAAACATGCAGTAGTTAGCTACGTCGACGCATTCACTCATAACTTCATCCGCAGGTTCATATTGCAGCGAAATCTCAAGCTCCCGTGCCTCAGCTTGTAATTTTTGCTTTAGGTAGTCGAGTGGCAAATGCTGCCACCCGCCATACCCGTCGCGCTTGCGAAGCTTCATCTCCATCGCAGTCGCGAAATCGTCGATCTCTTTGCGGGTCTCAATCATCCGAAATGCTTTCTGGCTTCGACCCAAGAGAACACGTCATCGGTGGACGGCCCAAATGAGCACACGATGTCGGGACGAATACCGTACCGGCTGTGCGCGTGCTCCATGATGCTCATTAATTCGTCGAAGTCAGAACGATCGGTGAGGTAATCACAGAATCCGACATGAACGATTGCTGGACGCAAGCGAGCGACCGACTCCAAGTATTGCTCAGGCGAGAACGTGAAAATGCGGCGAACACGCTTCGTCACTGTGGTGCGTTCTGGCTCGACGTGTGGGAAGCTGTCCCAGCTAAGCTCGCGCTGATCAGGATAAACGTCGCCCGAATAACCGATCACTTTGCCACTATCGTCGACGATGTTGCCGACGCGAATCGGGTAAGTGCGAACCGTCATCAATGTCTTGTGAAGGCACGAAGGGTGGAGAGCCGCATCGGAGAGCGATTGCGCCACCGAGACCTCACGAGACGTGCAATGCGGATAGAAGCCGTTGTTGATAGAAAGAGACATGCCTTGCGGTGTCTCGACAACGACGGCCCAATTCGCTGCGATGGCTTCGTTAAGCTCCATTCGGAGAACTTGGATGCCAATACCTGCAAATTCCTTCTCGTAATCTTTCGCGACTTTGCCTTCTCGCATGATTTTGCGAGCAAGCGCTCTGCCGACGCCTTTTTGTGTCGACGCGATCTGCGTTGCGCCGGATGTTTTTTGCCGCTCGAAATCTTTGTCATCTTGCGTAATCACTGCTGCGTTAGGGTGAATGCGGATCCGCTCAGGGTCGACGTTTAGGTCCTTGATCTCTTGCTGCAACACATCGAAATCAATGATCGCGCCAGCATTGAGATAAATCGTCGATTCCTGCTTCAGCACGCCCATCGTCGGCATGTGGAAAGTGACGAATTTCGTTCCATCGGGCAGCACCGTCGTATGACCGGCATTAGGTGCAGCATTCGTCGTGCAAATCACCTTGTCCCAATTCACGTCTTTAGCGTAGATAGCTTGGTAGGCTGCGGCCAGACCTTTGCCGGTACTGCCGAACTGGCCATCGATCACTATCGACGCTTTGCCGTGCTTCACAAAATCGTTCATATCGTTCACCTCACACAGGGTTCTTCAGAAAATCGGCGATCGGCCAGCCTTCACCACGCTTGCGCTTTGGTAAGGTCCACCAGTCGCATTGTATAGTCGTCATTTCGGGCCGGACGCGTAGCATGTACGTGTCGGATCCATCTTCTACCGCCACCCACACTTCGACCCGCAGACCGGACTCCGTCATAGCCCTCATCGTGGACCGTTGCAATGGTGTGGTGTTAACTTTGATGGTGTTCTTATTCCAGTTCCCATCGACCTTCTTCACTTCGACAAAGGTCGGCTGATAACCCGGCACCGAGAGGAGGAGGTCGGGTATTCCAGACATGAAGCGGTGAGACAGCTTAACAGCGAATGTTAGATTGCTGATCTTCTTGGCGTCTTCGATAATAGTGCGCTGATGATAAAGCTCAGCTGGCATGATAAGTCTCCTCCAATCGGATAAAAGCATGACGGTCACGATTCGTCAATGCCTGACGCCATCATGCCCTCTTCGGTCATGACTTTACGCCAGTCCTTCTCACCATAAGACGCCCAAGCCCAATCGGGGCCGGAATCATCGTCCACTTCAATCGGCACTTTGATTTGCGGAAAATCGCACATAATGCGGAGCGATTGCTCGTACGCATCGTGCCGGTCCTCGCGATACTGGAAATCTATCGAATCGTGGACGTTGTTAATCATATTGATGCCGCCCACTTCCCGATGCAAATCATCGAGCTTCACCATCGACAGCTTGATCATATCCGCGTTCGAGCATTGCAGTAGGCGGTTCACCGCTTTGTACTCAAACCCGTCGCCTTCGAGGCGCGAGCGTCGGCCAAGGATCGATCGCACGAAGCCCCGCTCCTTCATGGCGTCGGCGGCCACTCTTTGGAGTGCTTTGATCTCGGGCATTGCCTTGAAATAATCATTGACGATCTTCATCGCCTCGTCCATCGGCTTGCCTAGCATCATTGCGGCCTTCTTATTCCCGGCACCCGTGAGGAGTGCCTGATTGAGACGCTTACCCGATTGCCGATCGATGTTGGCCGCTTGGGCTACCGCAGTATGGGCGTCGATCGATGGGGTCTGCGTGTACCCGTCGATGAGGACCTTGCACTTGCTATAATGGGCTAATAGGCGGGGCTCGCATTGGCTATAGTCGGCGGATCCCCACACCATGCCCTCGTCTGGCACGAAGATGGACCGAAAGAGCACTCCGTTGCCGACATCGCGCTTCGGTACCTGCTGCAAGTTGGGGTTGCTCGAAGACAGCCGTCCGGTCACCGTGCCATATTCGTCGCCGCGCAGTTGGTTAAATGTCGAGTGAATGCGGCCTTTGTACAGGTGCCGGTCGATGATTGGCTGGATGAAGGCGTCGAGCATCCGCTTGGCCTTGCGTACCTTGATGATCTTTCGACCCGGTTCGTTCGAGAGGAGGAACTCCTCCGGAAAGGACGGGTTGCCAGCGGGGGTCGTCGGCCAATCGGTGACGTTGTGATCTTCCAGATACTTCCGGATCTGAGCGCCCGAATTGACGTTCAGCTCCCGACCAAGATCGTGATTGGCATTGACGATCCTCTTCTCCATAATGGCTTTGAGCTTGTGCAGACGCTCTTCATCGACGCGAATACCGCGCATCGTCATGCGGTTGAGTACCGGAATAAGTTTGCATTCGACGCCGTGCACTACATCAAGCTGCTGGTCATCGATCCATTCGGCTTGCATCTCGGCCAACTGCCAAGTGGTGGTACCGTCGCCGGTAGCGTAATCGATCGCGGTCTTATCATCCGCC